GCCTTGGACCAGCCCTCGAAATCCTTCTCTACGTCGCGAGCCCAGTGGTTCGCGGCAATCTGGTCGCCACCGAAGGCGCGGGCGTCGGGCTGCGCCGCCAGGCGCAACCCGGTGCCGATCGTCAGCGCGATCGACTTGGTGACCGCGCCGGAGAGCCAGCCCGAATTTTGCACGCTGTCGATGACGCGGGCGGCGCTGCGCCAATAGGCTGCGCGCACGTCCTCGCGCTGGTCCCGCAGCACCGGGAACCAGTCGAAAAAGACCGGGGACCTTTCACCCCTCATGTATTGGGCGACCGGCTTCGATCGCTCGGGCTGCCCGGCCGGAAGGTCGGTCGGCACCGGCGGAGCGTAAAGACCGCCGAACAGCCGCTGATGCGTGCGCACGTCGGGCAATCCGGCCACCGTCTATCTGTTCAGCTTCTGCCCAAAGTGCCCGAAACGGTCGAATTTGCCGCGCGCCGCCGGGGCCGGAGACGCTGCCGCTGGAGCAGCCGGCGCCGGCGCCGCCACCGACCGCGGTTCGGCTGACACCGTTCTTGACGCCGCCGGCGCGGCTCGCTTCGGCGCGGTCGCCGTATCGACTTCATCCGGCCGCTCGCGCAGCCGCTGCACACCGAGCAGGAAGCCCGCCGCGGCGGCCATCGCTTCGCAATCGAGCGCGTGGTTGTCGTGGCTGTGCGCGACCCATTGGAACCCGCTGCCGCTCGGCTTCCGAACGCGCGCCTCCGACACGATCTGCCGGAAGTATTCGTCCGTCGTCTCGGCATGCACGACCCACGCTCCCGGCGCATCCTCCGAATAGTGCAAGCGTTCGTGCACAAACGACTTCCAGTGGTCGGTGTCGAGCAAGTAGAGCGTCAGCCCGTATTTCGCCTGCACCGCGCCGGCCGGGTGGGGCCGGACCTCGATTTTCGACGGCCGCAACGGCAGCCGCGCCGTCGCCAGCCCCTTGGTCGGAAAGACGCTGCGGCGGTGCCGGCGGCAGAATTCGTAAACCCGGTGCTCCGGAACCTGGTCCTTCTTGCCAGGGCGAAAACCGGAATCGACAAACATCACCTTGATCGGCAGGCCCTCCACGGGGTCCGCCAGATATTCGTCGAGCTGGTGCCACACCGCGACATCGGCGGTGTCGCCCAATATCTCCGTATGATCGACGAGCCAGGACCGGCCGCGCGACCCCCAGCCGCGGGCGACGACGACAAGGCGATCCTGCTGCACATCGACGCCGGCGGTGATCAGCACCACGCCGGCAGGCAATGTCCGCGGCTTGTACGGCCGCTTCAGCCGCCGCAATTCCTGCCAGGGCGGCAGGTCGCCGCCGCCCGGCAGGTAGCATTCGCCGAACCCGGCGTTGACCGCCGTCTGTATCTTGTCGGTCTCGGCCGAGCGCACCGCCGTCAGGTAGGCTTCGGCGCGCTGACCGAAGGAGACGAACGGGCTGACCAGTCCCGATGTCCAAAAGCTCAGCGTCGACGTGTCGGGCGGCTCGCCCACAACCTCGCCCGACGCGGTAACGCTCTGCCCCGGCGCGACGTAGACGCCGCGAGCGTTGAGGTCCTTCTTGTGTTCCTCCTCGATCACCCCGCCGCAGCGCGGGCATTCGAGCCAGGCCTTGCGCTTGGCCTGCGCCGGCGTCGCGTCCTTCGGCCAGCGCAGCTGCTTCAGCCGCGGCACGAAGTAATCGCCGCATACCGGGCACGGCCAGCACCAGTGATACCGGGTCCCTTCCTGCCACAGCCGCCAGATCGGGCTCTGGACGTCTTCGAGATCGGCAACGGCCCAGAATTCAAGGCCGCTTGCGTCATCCGCGACGATCTCGACGGCGCCGCGCGACGGGGTCGACGTAATCCCTGTCGTGAACTCGGCATAGGTGATGCCGCGCGCCTCGACGAGGCCGAGCGGGTCGCCCTGGCCCTTGACGTTCGCCGCCATCTCGTCGAACTCATCGATGAGCGCGAGGCCCGCCGGGTCCGATTTCAGCGCCGTCGAGCTGCCAGCATGCGCCAGGCGCACCGGCACGCCGGCGACGCGCTTTAGCGTCTTCCGCATCCGCTTGCCGCGCTGCACCTTGGCGGCGAGCGACGGCGCCTCGTCGAGCAGCGCCATCAGCCGCGGCTCGAATTGGGTTTCGAGAAACTCCTTGTTCGGCCCGACATAGAGGATCGGCAGCGGCTTCTGGTCGAGCCGATGGCCGATCACGTCGAGCAGCCCCTCCGTCTTCGCCGTCTGCGCCGCGGTCGCCCACACGACCCGGCGATAACGCGGATCATGAAAGCCGCGCTCGAACGCGATGACGTAGGGCGTCAGAGTCGGGTCGCGCGGCCCCGGCAACCCCGAGGTCGGCGGATACCTACGGTTCTCCCTCGCCCACCGGTCCGGCGTCGTCCGCTTCTGCGGCCTCGCCAAGATCGCCGCGCGATCGAATAGCAGCGCCGCGTGCGGCGAGCGTGTCGGCTGCTCGACCCAGGGCGGCATCAATCTCGTTCTCGATCTTGTCGCGCAGTGCCATTTCGCGCGTCACCCGCGCCGGCACGCCGGCCAGGTCGGCCCGCAGCGGCCCCATGATCTCGTCGAGGGCCTGCAGCGCTTCGTCGGTGCCGATCAGCGCGGCCCGCTCAACGTTCAGTTTCAGCTCCTCGCGCGCGGCCTTCGCCGCCTTCAGCTTCTCTTCGGCCTTTCCGGCCGTCGCCGTCCGCTTCGTTTTTGCCGCCACGCGATGCCGGATGTAGGCCTGTACCGCCGCCGGCAAATCCCATTCGCCGTGTCCGGCTTTTGCGAACACGCCCGCGGCTTCGAGCTGCTGCACACGCCGCTCGGTGACGCCGAGGATCACGGCGAGGTCGGGCGTCGTCACCTGCATGAAAGCGAAACCGAAACCCCGTTTTTCACACCCGAAAAATTCGCGCCACAAGCAGCGCGCTCGCGTCGCGCGCCGTCGGCCGGCGTACGGTCCCTAAAAGTTTCGCCGCCCCCCTCCGGCGGGGCTGCGCACCGCCGCCGGACCGTCAGGGCGATCCCAGCATCCGTGCGAGCTCGACCGCCAGCTGTGTCGGCAGATCGCGCGCGGCGACGTCGTGAAAGGCCGCGGCCGTCGCGCCGTCGGTCATCTCCTGCGGGAGGTAGAGCCCGCTGCGCACCAGCGCGATCGGCAACCGGCTCTTCCCGCTGCGCATGAAGACCTGGCCGCCGCGGCCGATATCGGCGCGGTCGGGGAAGCGGCCGCCCTTGATGAAGCTCCCGGCATAAACCTGCCTCTTGTCCTTCGGCGCCGCGCTGACGCCCGTTTCCGTCTCGAGCGCGGCGAAATACCTCAGCCGGATATCGCCGCCGCGCGATTGTATCCGGAAGACCAGACTGCCTGCCGATGCATGCCGCGTGCGCAGCGCCCTGTTGACGATCCGGGGTTGCAGCCCGGTCTGATGCGCCAGCACGGCCTTCATTCTTAGCGTGGTCTTGTTGCCGACGGCGTTGACGGCCCGGGCGATAGCCCGCGGCGCCTTCGCCTGCATCTCGCGCATGGCCCACGCGATCCCGGCGAACGCCGCCGGATCGAACACTATTTCGAGCGCCGCGGCCATCTCAGCTTGCGCCGCACCGTTGCCGCCAGCGCCGCCAGGTCCTCGCGCGCGGTGCGCCGCAGAACGGCAGCGGCAGCCGCCTTATCGCCGACCGCGGCGGAGGGCGGCGCGATGAGCGTCTTCAGCGCCCGGCGCCGGGCCGCGCACTGGCACGCCATCAACCGGCGGCCGATGCCGACCGGCCAAAGCAGCGCAGGCTCCAGCCGGTTTCGCTGACCCGCGTGAAATGAGCGATGAACGCGGCGCCAAACACCGCTTCGAGGATGGTCTTGTCGAGCCGCCGCTGTTCGCCCGGCGGCGACAGGGTGCAGTGAAACAGCTCGCTGTCGAAACTGGCGAGCTTGCGCCGCACCGCCTCGTCGCGGATCCGCGCGAGCTTCTCGTCGGCCGCGGCGATTTCGGCCTTCAGCATGCCGACCTCGTCCGCGAGCTGCGCCGGCGACAGGCCCCGCAGCCGCCTTTCGTCGACGTCGAGCGGCTTCGCCATTTTCAGCCCTGCCGTTCCGAGGCCGGGCTGATGTCGAAGTAATAGGCCTCGCCGATGACCAGCTGGGCTGCGGCTTTCGGGTTGTCGATCTGGAACTCCGCGCAGCCGGACGGAGTCGCTTTCTGGAACGAGGCATCCTCGGCGCAAAGCGCCGCGTCATATTCAGTCGTAAAGATCGCCTTCGCGCCGCCCCAGCTTTGGGCGAAGACGTTCTGCAATCGCATCTTGCAGCGGATGCTCATCTCAGCAATTCCCTTGCGGTGGCACATTGATGCGCGGGTCGACGAGGCGCCAGGCGCATTGCCAGGCGTGCTCGGGGTCGGCGAAATAGGTGCTGGCGCGGTCCGCCTCGACGATGATCGCGCCCGATTTCGGCAGATGGATCATGTGCAGCCGGCGCGGCCGCGTCTCGGCGGGTTCGCTCACGGCCTGGCCGCAATCGCGATCAGCAGCAGCGCGCCGAACAGCGCGCCGACGAGCAACCGGTCGATCAGCTCAGCCCGCATGCCGCGATCCTCATTTTGACGCGGCGCACCTGCGCCGGCCGCCAGCAGGCGCGGCCGTGCGGCGTCTCGACGCCGACCGCGTTCAAGGCGTCGGCGAGTTGGCGGAGCGAGGCACACCCGGCCCGCTCGGCCCGCTCGATATAGGGCATCACGTCTCGCGCCCGCTCGTCGGCGATCGCCGATTTGGCCTTGCGGGCGCGATAGGTGTCGCCCGGCGTCAGATGCGGGTTGCCGAGCTTCTGGCCACGTTCCTTGGCGCGGGCCAGCGCTTCCTTCGTGCGCTTCGAGATCGCCTCGGCCTCGTATTCGGCAAAGGCGACCAGGATGTGGATCATCAGCTTGGTGGCGTGCGGGTTGTCGCAGGCGACGAACTCGACGCCGGATTCCATGAGCCCGGTGACGAAATGCAGATTTCTCGCTAGCCGGTCGAGCTTGGCGATGACCAGGATGGCGCGCCGTAGCCGGCAGGCGCCGAGCGCCGTCGCCATCTCCGGGCGAAACCGCTTGTTGGTGCCCGTCTCGATCTCGGTGAACTCGGCGACGACGATGCCGCCGGCGGCGGCAACATGCCGGGAAACGGCCTCGCGCTGTGCCTCCAGGCCGAGCCCGGAGGCGCCCTGCTTATCGGTCGAGACGCGGAAGTAGGAAACGAACCTCGTGGCGCCCGGTGCTCCAGCGCCGCGCGCGATGGTCCTGCGGGGCATTCTGGCGCCGTTTCACTCTGATACGTCCGTTTGACGGAACGTTATGGGTTGGCGTTCACCGCGAGCGCCGCGGCATGCCGTAGAGCATCGTCGAGACGACGGTGTAGACCGGCATCTTGCAGCCCTCGGCGCGCACGACGCGGCACTGCACCCGGCCGCCCCAGTATTCTTCGATGCGGCGCGCCATTTTCGTGGCGCCCTGCAGCGACGACCAGTCGGTTTCCCCGTCGGCGGTTTCCCCGTCGGCGGGACGCTGCATCCGCCGGTCGGCCTGTTCGGCCACGGCGTCTTCGCCCCGCGACAGCCATTGGCCGCCGCGTGGTGCGTCGCTTCCCCGCGCACTCACAACGGTTGAGGGTCAGATCATGTCAGGCGGCGAGCGCCGCTTGCGAGGATGACGCTGCGGCTGGGCCGAGCTGGCCCGGCTTGACGACGAGCCGCGGCGGCCTCGAATTGAGATGCGCCAGGATGCGCTGTTCGGCGTCGTCGTTGATGTTGCGCAGCTGGCGTTCCTGGCGGCCGCGGCCGAGCCGTTCGGCGCTGTCCAGCGCCTCGATCTTGCGCCAGGTCCAGTTCTGCGCCCGCGCCCACAGGATCATCCGCTGGTCGCGGGTCAAGAGGTGCAGCCATGCCAGCGTTTCGTCGAGCCGGCGGATCGCGTCGGGGCCAGGTTGCGCGTCGGAAAGGCGCGACGGCGACCAGCCGAAGGCGGTCCATTCCTGCACGATATCGGGCCACGCGGCGCGCAACGGCGCCGGCTTGCCGCGTTGCGGCAGCGGCAGCCGCCGCAGCGTGTCGGCGGCCTCGATCAGGCGATAGCGGATGCCTTGCACGGTCCACGGCGCGGGACTGCCGGCCGAGGGACTGCTGGCCGACATGCTATCCATCGGCACTCCCCGCGGCGAAATTGCAAAATCCGGCCGGAAAACGCAAAACCCGCCGCGGCGGAAGCCGGGCGGGTGTCGTCCCATCGTGCGCCGCCGGCATAGCAAATTTCCGGCAATGCCGGCAACCGGATTCTCGCAATGTGCACCCCCGCCAATTCACGAAAAAATGGCGGTTTTTCGCGTTTTTCTCTATATCAGCGGGCTTGTTTGTTCCTACTGATCGCACCTTGGGAGGAACATTTGACGGCCGCGGAGCTGGCGCTGCTGGGCCGCTATCGCTATGGGCCGCATTGGCAGATGCTGCTCGCACGCGATCTCGGCGTCTCGCCGCGCCTCATACGCTACTGGCTGGCCGGAAGGCGCCGCATCGCCCGGCGCCACGCCGACCGCATCCCGGTGCTGGCGCGCCAGCGCTACACCAGGCGCCTCGCCGCCGAACGCGCCAGTTTTCTCGGCCTCGTCGAGGCCCTTGCCACCCCGTCGCTGAAAGCCGCGCTGCTGGTGGCGTGATCCTCCTTGACGCGGGTGTCGCGCTCGCCGTACCGGGAGGACTGTATTGTGCTAATTCTTTTAGTTGGGAGACTTCGACGCCGTGACTTTGACTTCAATGACAAGCAAGACCCGCCGTTCGGATTCTCCGGGAGCCGTGAGCAGCCGATCGGTGCGCACCGAAAAGCTGGAAACCAGCTTATCGTCCTCCAATAGACAATAGAACGGCTCAGCATCGGCGGCTTCCGGGGCATCAAGGGCATTGGGTGCGTTGGGAACCGTCAGCCCGTCAAACAGGGTTTTTATGCGGTTATCCAGATCGCCGCCCGATGCGGTGACGACGGAACCGGGCGCGTCGTTTCGCAAAAACAGAATGTCGAGTTCACAGGTGAGTGCCAGGGATTTTCGGACCAGCGGAACAAACGAGCGGCCACCAACACTGACAGGCTCGTTTACAGCAAGCGGCATCCATCCTACGGTCGCATGCTCGATAAAAACGCCGCGCCCGATAAGGGCGGGGTGGGTAACCCATAATCCTTTTAGCTGCCGATTGAACTCCCGACGCAGCCGCCACTTGTGCTCGATGCGCTTACCGCCGTTGCCACCCGCGGGCAAGTCGCCGTCGTAAACAAGCCGAAAGCGCATGAACGCCGGCGATCCCCGAAATGCCGCGAGGATCGTATCCGCATCGGACGAGCTATCAACCTGGCGTAGATCACCGTATCGGTCGCGCTCGAAAATCTCCGGATCGTCCCCAAAATCGAGCATACTGGCGAATCTCTACTTTTTGTCACGTGTATAATTGCCGGCTGAGTATTGGCCCACATAGAGACATACTCGGCCAGAAGCCACTGATTGAGCGTCTTGCGCTCAACGCTCGGTAGTGTCTCAGTTTGATCGCGCGGTGCGGGACGTGAAGGCGACCCGCGTTCAGTGTGACGAGATTTGGAGCTTCGTCGGCGCGAAGCAAAAGAACGTCGCCAGCAGCAAGCGCGCGGGTGATCCGACAGCCGGCGATTGCTGGACCTGGACCGCGATCGAAGCCGACACGAAGGTGCTGATCTCCTATCAGGTCGGCGGCCGCGATGCTGAATACGCCCTCATGCTCATGGACGATCTTCGCGGCCGGTTGGCGAACCGGGTGCAGCTAACCACGGACGGGCACAAGGCTTACCTCAGCGCGGTAGAGGAAGCGTTCGGAGCCGACGTGGACTATGGGATGCTAGTGAAGCTGTACGGCACCGGCGCAGCCACGACAGCCGATATACCTCCCCATCCTTATACGATCAAGCATGAAATCAGTTTCAAATTGGGGTGAGGCCGGCTAGTTCCCAGTGGGTTTCCTCGTCTCCCGTGGACAATTTTATCACGGTCCGCTTGACCAATTCAGCACGGTAGCGCCGTCCCAACACCAGCGCCTCGGGCGCGAGCGCAAACCCGTCGCCGATCTGACCAGCGGCATCATCCGCATCCGGAAAAGACATATGAAATCGACGGGTCTGCAAATCTCCCCCCTGAAGTATTCCGTCTAACGTAAATTCTTCAACTGTCTCGTCGCTCGCCTGCTCGATAATCTCATTAAGGTGAGCCAGTTCTTGGATTTGCACTATCACATGCGACTGCACGGCGTCATGTCTTCGCCAGCGAATATCGACACTTAATCCGTACTCGTAATGCGAGCGAGACCACGCATATAGGCTTCGGATACCAGCCACGCCAACACGAGCGACATAATCCGACAACTGCGATGGCTGCTCCGCTTTAGCCATTTCAAAGATGGCAGCAATGGCTCGGTCAAGTTCACTTTCGCCGATCAGCAAGCGTTCATTTGGCATCGTTAGAACGAAACCAAGAGACCCCGGATATGCATAACCGAAACTCAATGTTGATGCGGCCGCAATATCCGCAGATATTCTTGCCCTAGTTTTAGGCCTAGTCTTAAAGGCATCGAATATCGTTGTAACTAAATCTTGGAATGATGCCAGACTTTTGGAAACTGCCATTATAGGATAGTCAGCATCTTGCGGAATAATGCGATAGTCACACACATCCTGCCAATTGCTATTGGCTAGAGATATAAAAGCCTGTTCTAACTCGGATTGTCGTTTCCGTAATGACTCCGCCGTGACTGCCAAGCCCCAATCTTGAGGCGCCCGCGCGACCTCGCGCTCCATCTGCTCCAATGTGGAGGTTGTCTCTTGTAGAAGGTTCCGGAGATCAAGAAGCTCGGTCATGCGAACGGCGTCCGGATAACGGCCACGCCCTTGAACTGGTCGGTCCTCGTAAATCCGAACTGCCGTTGCCAGTAGGCCCGCATCATGTCGCCCGCGCCATGCCGCGGATGCCCAGCGGGGTATTCGACAAAAACGTAGCTGTCGCAACCTGGAAACTGCTGCCCGGTAATCCTACCGATCAGTGCCAATTGCTCCGGTCCTGGATTGGGCAACGCCGCATACGAGAGGCGCACCGCTAGGTCAGCGTCCGCAGGATCGATCTTCCGCGTCATGAAGCTGCCGTCGATCCACACCTGCGCCGGGATTAGCGCAGCCGATAACGATCCACAGACGGCTTCGATTCCGCCCATTAACGCCGCCCTGACGGTAGAGAGCGGAAATCCGTCCACGCAAAGCTGACGAAGCGCCGGCAGAAACATTTCATGAAGGCCAGCCGGAAGCAGAGGCGGGAACTCGATCTTCCCTGTTCCCAGCATGGAATAGCGCGAGCGCTATGGCTTGCCGTACCTCGCTTGAGCGGCCTTGCGGGCGATCTCGCTCCGTCGTTCCGGCGATAGCGCCTCCGCTCTCGCCTTTCCTCCCTTGCGTCCTCCCAGGCGTCCAAGCGATACGGCTGCCGGATTTTTTGGCTTCGGTTTTTTGTCGCTATTGACCGCTTCGCCCGTGGCGATGTCCACGATATGCTTGGCGAGTTGGTTTGCATCGCGGGGGCGGGTGCTTGAGCGGCCAGGCATCGGCGCATGGAATCGACAATCCGCGACTGAGTCAACAGCCGCGTGAACTGCCAGATTTCAAACTGAGACAGTACCCAACGCTCCACTCCCTTGACGAGCGCCCCGAAAGGGGCACACTGCGGGCCGTAAGCTTTTGTGCGGACTGTTTTAGAGGTGGGAACGGCCTCCCCACGCGCCTGAACAAGGCACTCACCCGAGCACCCCAATCAGGCAAAGTAGCTCCGCAAGGGGCGAAGAGATCCAGGAACTGGGCGCCCTGGCTAGATTTGGCTCCGCGCAATCCGTAAAACCCCGCCCCCAGGCGGGGTTTCCTGCGCCGGCGTGCGGTAGTCGGCCAAAGCCGCCGGCGCCGGCGGGTTGACGCGGTCGCGCAGCCGCTTCGCCGCGCGGAACCGTACAATGCGCTGCGGCGGGATCGCGATCGCCTCGCCGGTGCGCGGGTGGCGGGCGGTACTGGCCTTGCGCTCGCTTATGTGGAAGGTGCCGAACCCGGCGAGGCGGCATTCGCCCGATGTCGTCGTGGCGGCGATCTCGCGCAGCACCTGCTGCACGATCTCGCGCGCCTTCGCCTTGGCGAGGTTGTGCTCGGCCGCGATCTGTTCG